AATTGTCCGTTCTCCAGCACCCTTGCTTCGTCGCCTTGGTAAGCCTCCAGGACAGCAGTATACATTTCGTTTTCGTCTTTGCATTCTTTGAGTATTCTTTCTGCTTTAACTTCTCCAATGCCTTTAAGCCCAATAACATTGTCGACCCTATCACCAGTTAAAATCTGTTTATAAAAATTCCTAATGCCTTCTTCCTCAGTAATGTAGTAGCGAAGATCCTTAGTAAAATTAAAGTGATCTCCTCGTATCATATCTAAGTCTTTATCGATAGTACAAATACAATACTCACCAGGCTCAAGAGCATACGCTGCAATTCCTAGAGCGTCATCAGCTTCTTGTCCTACGATCAGCTCAAAGTTCCATGCTTTAATCATGTATTCTCTGAGGAGTTCGTAGTGCTTAGGCTTTGCAGCTTTACGATTACCCTTATACGGAGCAGTCTTAGCTATCTCGTGCCTGAAGTTATCACCACCTGTTAAGTACCCTTTGTAATCTTCAAAGCCATTGAAGAGAATTAGGTTCTCTAAGAATTCACTACACCTAGAAATCGCTATTGACTCTGGCTCACCTTCTGAAGCAAAGCCAATGCGATATACTAGTATGTCCCCATCAATGAGGGCTGTTTGCATTAAAGAGCTTCTTCCTCGATATCAGCTAAGTTCATACCCTTAGGAGTGTACTCGATCAGTTCCTTAATTACAATCTTACTGATACCAACTCCTACACCTTTCTTACCACCAACATTGTAGCTATATGGTTTGATAAGTGCTACACCTTTAGAGCCGTTAGCAATCTTAACATTGATTGGTGAGCCCTTCTCATCCACTGCAAGGATAGGATATAACTTACTCTTAGCAGTGACAAAGAATCCTTGATCTGGCTTAGCAGCATCGTTCTTTACATTGATACCCATGTCCATCAAAGTCTTCACAGCATCCTTAGAGAGGTTGCAAAGATCTACCTGAAATTTCTCAGAGATTTTGTTCTTCTCATTTAATGAAGCCCAGAAAAGGTCGGCTTTGATTGGTACTGGTTTTGCTTGTTCCATTTATTTCTCCTTAGTAAATAACTACACATATATTATATCATACTTTTAATGCAAATGCAAATTATTATCTGCTTGTTCCTGTTCCGTTTCAAGGACATGTAAGGAACGACGCAGCAATTCAATAGTATCTTCGTTAGACATACAAGTATAAACAGTCAAGTAATTATTGTCGTCTCCTAAGATAACTAATGGTTCTACATGTTCAGGAAGTTCTGCTACTTTCATGGTGCAAAGTCTGCATCTTTAATAGCTTCTAAGTATTCCTGTGCTTGATCAAGTTCTTTCTCTGCTTCACGTAGCAGTGTTCTAACAGTCGATACATGATTACCTTGTCTTAGAAGTTTAAGTACTGCTTGTTTAATCTCATCCATCAGTGTGTTTCCTTCCATGAATTACCTACCTTGTACTCACCAGTGAGAGGGCATCGCATCTTTAGTACACGACCTGCTTCTTCAATAGTTTGTACTCCTAACTTACCTACCATATCTGCGTAGGCTTCTTCTACTTCAATCTGCCATTCGTCATGCACGTTAGCAACAAACTTATAATCAACACCGAGCTTACTCAGTCGTTCATCTAGGATCACTAGTGCTTGCTTCATGACAACCGCACCCGCACCTTGGAGAAGTGTGTTAAGTGCTGCGTGGTCAGACCTAATGTATAGTCTACGTCCATCAAGACCTGGTAATGATCCCGACGACTTGCAGATTCTAGCCACTTTCTCCCTAAGTGCTCGTAGTTTCGGGGTGTTTTCCAAAAAAGAATCAATAAGCTTTTGTCCTTCTCGTGCTCCAGCACCCACAACTTTCCCGATCTTGGCAGCCCCTGCACCATAGAGGAATGCATAGATAAACGTCTTCGCTTGAGAACGTGTTTCGAGTCCAGCAGCTTTCTGGTTGGCAGTGTGGATATCACCTTGTGTGACCTCATAAATATACGCATCGTCTTCCATGTAGTGAGCAAGCATTCGTAGTTCTAATCCTGAAGCATCAATGCCTACTAACTTATATCCTTTCTCTACAATCCAAAGATCCCTACAGTCTTCTCCGTAGGGGCTACCACAACTAGGTACTTGTGCCATGTTAGGGCTGTGGTGTGTCATTCGTCCAGTGACTGCACCATTCGTTATTACCTTACCACGCACCCTACCATCAGGTTGTATTGCTTTTAACCACGATTGAATCTGTGCTATTCTTTTCTGTAGTAACAAGTACTCAGCGATAGCTTTAGCTTCAGGAAAATCTAAGCCTTCGAGCGTCCCTTCGTCGACGATGGGCTGACCTGTTTCCGTATACTTGTCGGGTTTCCAGCCCTTTTCTTGAAGTCTTTCACCAATTTGCTTTCTACTTCCTGGGTTAAAGGGTTCGATGATTGGCTTAAGAGGCTTGCCTGTTTTCTCTGAGACTCGTAAGATTGTCTTGGTTGGAAAAATGTTTTGAAGCTCAGTTTCAAGAACAACCAACTTATTTTGCAGCGTTGAAAGAAGAATGATAGCACTCCTTTCGTTGAGTTTGAAGCCACTTTCTTCTTGCTTTGCGATGACCGCTTGTACATTGTGCTCAAGTTTAATACTCCTCTCGTCAAATTTATTTCTAGTTAATTCAGTAGTTAAATGTAAATACAGCTTCTCAGTTACTAAGGTATCTTGGATACAATAAGCTTCCATCTCAGCAGAGTACCCAGCATCCCAGTCATTGAAGTCTCCCTTAGGAAAACCTAAGCGTCCACCCCATGCAGCAAGACTATGTCCTCCCTCTAGGCTTGGACTTAGGAGGCGACTTAGTACGAGCGTGTCGTACATCTGGCTCTGCTTCATCGTAATGTTCCAGTTCTTTCTCAGTACTGGGGCATCGAAGCATATTCCGTTGTGCATGATAATCAAATCGCAACTGTCCAAATACTTTTGTAACCCGCTTGCTTCCTTCCATACTGTTACGTCTCCTCCTATTTCCCTAGTAGCACACATCCAAATCTTATTATGTGTGCTGTTGGTTTCTATATCGAGAATAATCTTTCTCATTCCTATCCTTTATGCTGGTACTCCTTGTCTTATTCTCCAGGGATACTCTCGCTCTAACCAAAAGCAACGTAGCTGTCCATGCTCATCTTTTGCTACATATCCATCCCACTTAGAATGTTTGGTGCTGTAAGTGTTACACTCAATGTGTTCTAACATGTGGCGATATTCGTTACCAGCAAACCCTGCTGTTAATCCTAAGCAGAAGCTTAATAATATTATAGCATTCTTCATAATATTAAATCTTCTATTGGTTTTAACTGTGCTTGTGGCAACATGTAAGAAGGATGAGAATGTTCTTCATTTAATACAGCAACTTTAAATAGATCCGCACCACTAATCCACCCACGAATTAATCCTCCTAAATCATCTACTACAGTTTGTATATAATAATCACAAGGATTTTTCTTATGATACATTGTAACATAGATATTACCTAGTTTATTTCGTGTAGCTTTTACATCAATTGATTTTCCTTTAAGCCATAAATCAACTGGATTTTTACGCTCATTCAGTGTGAAGTCTGGCATTAAATTTAAATACTTTGCAACAATAAACTCTCCTTTAAAACCATCTATGTCCATGTCGTAGGGATTCTGTTTACTTACCTGTCGATCTACATTGAACTGCATTGCATTCTTTCTACGCATTGTTCCAAAGTATTCGCAGATAAATAATTCTTGCCTACTTAGATCGATTCTCATTTGCTTTAACTTTCTTAGCAGCAGACTCAGCTTCTTTAACTACGACCTGCTGGGTAGCCATCACAAAAGCATCCTGTAATTCTTTGACCATCAGTTCTAACTTAGCAACCTTAGCACCTAGTTCATTGACTGATTCAATAACCTTAGGCATCTGTAATAAACTCATATCATTCCTTAATGTAATATAAATGTTACCTTATAGCCATTTATGCAACGAATATGTTACATAAGAGACCACCCCTGCAAAGTACAGGGCAACTGCTACAACCTCAACAAGGATCAAAGGTATGTCACGCTGCAGTACACCAGCATAAGCCCACAAGCCTGATCCAACCAGTCCAAATAGTATATTAAGTGGATATACATTGAAGCTAGTTAACGCTATTCCAATTAAACATAAGATAGTGCCTCCCCATTTTATACCAGACATATTATTATAACATGCTTCTTTCATATTAGCAACCCCTATAAAGTCTTCTCTTCAGGAGGGAGCTCAGTCATTCTACCTGTATCACGCTTATACAAGAGACGACAAGCCAACCCAGTTAAACCACTAAAGCGATTCTTCAATACTCGGACGTAGGTAGTGTTACGCTCCTGCTCGTTCTCATGCTGTCCGTTACGCTCCAGTCCAATCACCATGTCTGATAGCTGAGCAATAGAACCTGAACCACGTAGCTGTGCCAGGGATGTAGCAGCCCCTTCCTCATGCCCCTTAGATTCGGGACGCTTAAGGTGAGACACCACAAACAAAGCAATGCCAGTCTCTTGCACAATAGTACGAAGCTTAGTCATGATCTCGTCTAAAGCTTTTCTTTCGTCGCCATTCTCCTGAGCAGATACCACAATCGACACGTGATCAAGAAATATATAACGACAATTGAGACCTTTTGCCATGAATCGTACTCGGTTGATAATATTGTCAATGGCGGTAGACCCAAAATGATCAAACAAAAATACACGATCAGTTCCAAGGGTAGCATCAAATGCATAGCGTAGTTCCTCCTCTTCAACTTCACAATCAGGTAAGTGTAATGGTTTATTTGCAGCAAGTGACATCAAACTCTTAGCAGTTTTCTTGACTGATTCTTCTAAGAACATGAGACCAATGTTATCCTCAGTCTTATTCAAGATCTGCCATACAATCTCCCGCATGAACTGAGACTTACCTAGTCCAGATCCTGCAGTCACTGTCACCAGTTCTCCTAAGCGAATACCATAGGTAAGATTGTTCATTCCATAGTACGGATACTGTACCTCAGCCTTCTCTATTGGTTGGTTAACTAGATCCCATAATGTAGAACCTGCTATGATACCATCAGGTACATACTTCTCAGCATCCCACCACTGCTCAACAAACTCCTTCGTTAAACCACGAATCAAGTAATCATTAGCATCCTTAATCTCAGGTTGTTTGAACTTAAAGATGTGTGCCTTACTACCAAACAACTCAGCAACTTGGTTGGCTGCTTGCTGTCCTGGCTCATCGTTATCAAAGCAGATCACAATCTTATCAAAGGAATCTAGATACTCAAAGCTAGCACGACAATCCTTTAATGCTGACGTAGCACCACTACGAATAGATACCACTGGGTAGCGAGAACCTGTCAACTGATAGCAAGCTAAGGCATCAAACTCCCCTTCGGTAATCGTGATAGCCCTGCCACCTGGAGTAAACTTGTTCTGTCCAAACAGTACAGCACTCTTCCAATCCCCAATCACACTGAATTCCTTAGCAGTAATGGAGCGAGTCTTCGCAGCCACCACCTTACCAGTGATATCACAATATGGAAAGTAATAGCTAGAGCTATCAGAACCTGCACCAAAGAAGTGCATAGTCTGTGTAGTAATACCACGCTCTACAACTGGGTTTGCTTCTACGTTTGCCAATGCCTCTAGGACTGTTTTAAACTGCTTAGGAGACGAGTTCTCAGCATGGGTGATACCTTCCCTTAGGACAGCCTGAACCATCGCCTCTGAGCCCTTCTTATAAGTTCCACACTTATGACAGTACTCATGCCCATCATCATAGATACTGTTAGCATCTGAAGATCCGCAGGTACTGCAAGGTATGTGTTTTAAAAAGTTACTATCTGTCTTCACTTCTCACTCGCTTTCTTTAGTATTGCTCTAGCAAAATCAAACACAGAACTTGGTGCGGGTTCAATTCCAAGTATTTCAGAAAACACTTTTTCTATTTCTTCGTCTGTTAAGTCTTTGCTGACATGACAA